ATCCAACACTGATGAGACTGAGTAAAATCCGTCGTATAGGCTGTTGAATTGTTTAATGACAATGGTGTCGTTGGCCACAAACCCATGTGGATTTCTTGTGGTTATTTTGGCAGTCGAGTCTAGATTGTAGGCAATTGACAGTACCACGTTGTCGGTCTCGTTGGCTCGATACACTTGCCAGTCGGTGTTTATGTCTTTAGCGACCCAAATGTTGTAGCCGCTGACAATGTCGGCCAAGCTGGCGCTTAAACCAGCAAACGATACTGATGCATCAAACAATGTGGCATCTACATCATTGATGTTGACATAGCCTGCAGTTTCGATATCGTTCTCGATATTGGTCCCGGGGTTGCGTGTTAGGAATCTAACTGGCGCTGATCCAAGGGGTCTATCATATAGGGCGCGATCTGCGATGTTGATCAAACCATAATGAGAGTCGGTTTGGCCCGGGGCGAGTATGGCCAAGCCAACAGGATTGGATTTGACCATGGACTCGTCGATGATCATGGACACCAGCTGATTGGTATTCTGTGCACCGTACTCGCCCACACGCACAGCCCATTCTTCATAGTATGAAACATCGCTCGACAAGTTGTTGAACTCGGCATTTAGTAGCGCATTGACTGCGTTCTTGGTACCTTTGTCTTTGATATAGCCTTGATAGAACTTGATTTGGCTATTATGGTCAACACTCAAATCATCTAGATAAGCTCTGGGTCTAAATCCTATTAGGCCCGAACTGTATTGGTTAAACTGTTTGTTTAGTGTTGTAGCATCAACATCATAAAAATCAATGAAGCGACCAGCATTGTTGGCAAAGTTGGGCAACAGGCCTGTCTTGATATCGGTCTTGTTGATCAGTTTCCAATACGCAATTGTAAAACTGGTTTCGGCTGGTATATCTTGTGTGGCCACATAGTAGTAATTCTTGTAAGTTACTACATCTCCTTTGAGATAGTCCAACCCTTGCTGCCAACTGTCAACACGGTTACTGTTATAGATGAATCCTGGTGGGTTCAATGCCCCGGCCCAGTTTGCAGTTTTGTCACCAATCAGCTTCAATCTAAATTGTCTGCTGCCCGACTGTGGTTGGTATATAACATCACCAAAGATATCAATGTTGTCAAACACCAACACATGTTCAAATTGTACCAAATTCAATTCAGCAAATGCAATGGTACGTCCAGTCACTGACTGTATTACAGTTTGATTGATATCAAAGTCACGCATGACTGTTAATTCAGTGGTGCGGATCACATTGAAATTGGTGTCCAGTACTCGACTGTTATTGGCACTGTTGGTGATCTCGTCAATTGATGCAAAGCTGGTGTTGATTGTAAGTTTAGTCTCACATGGACTCAACACTAGTATGCTGCCAGGACGCCAGCCCTGTAGAGTCCAACCCAGGAATTCTAGAGCGCTCAAGGCCCAATCTTGTGTTTGGCCAAGATCTGAACTATAATCTTCAAATACAAATCCTTGATATATCAAATAGCGTTGATAGCTGATCAAGAAGTCAACCAATTGTTGCTTGGTGGCAAACTGTTGACCATACGGCACTCTTACTGTGATGGGCACAAAATTTTGGTATATGACTGCAGAAACAGTACCGGATGTAATGGTGTAACTGGGCCCAGCGGTCTCGCTGGGTATCATGATAAAATAAGGATTATCAGTGTTGTAACCACGCACACTATAACCAGTAGTGGTCTTTTCAACAATGATTGCGCTGTAGGCAACACGGCGTGTCGGTACACCTTTGTTCAAGTAGATGTTGTAATTTTGATCTGGTATTACCACTGATGCATTGGTGCTGGTGGGACTGTATTGTTCGGCCAGCACAGTCAAATACCCAGTGTCAGTATAGCCAGCAACTTTGTAAGTGAGCTGCACCGACAAGTTGTCCAACATGGCACGTACTTTTGTCGTGGCCGATATGCCTAAACTGGTCAAATAATCTAGCACGTAGTTAACATATCCATTGGCACGAGTGACTGTGCCGTTGACTGGTTCGCCATTGAGTGTTATATCAGCTGGTGTCACTCTACGATTTGTGTCTGTGGTCACAAACTGATTGATAGTGGGATGTCTATAATACTCGTTGGTATTGTACATTGTGGCAAAGTATCTTGCCGGTTTCATTAGGGCTACAGCCTGTTGCAATGCATAAGGATACTCACTGGATCTGCGCCATGCAGATTCTGCAGGACCACCATCGCCAATAGCAAACGCTTGACTGGCTTTGCCGGTACTAAATTGTAGTGTCAGTGTACCCAAAGGTGGCAACAAGTTGCCTTGGTCATCAACTGGTAATACTTTAGACAAGCCGGGTCTAGCATACACTGGGTCAATGCCAGCACGTTCGCCTGCTTGTATGATACCAAGTTCTAGGTCGGACCATAGCGGCAAGTTGCCCGATGTGTACGGTGCAGGACCATATTGATCAGTCCACCACGTGGGCATTTGACTAAAGCCCAACATTTCCCAGGGATGAGTGTGCGGTCTATCAGTGTCGTAGAAATATCTATAAATGCCTCTCCAGTATCCAGGCAGAGTTTGATTATAAATTTTGTCAGTGGCCGACTGATAGTTATAGGTAAACGGATCGCTACTAGAGAAATAGGAATTTGAAGTGTAGTCAACTGAGTTTACGCCGGCCCATTTTAAAAATGCAGATCCAATAATGTCACTGAATTCAGCCAATGAATAGTCGGTGGTTCTAAATCGTCCGGGCACATACGATCTAACATCTACAGCAGCAATATCATGGTTGGCCTTGATGTTGTTGTAGATTCTAGTTTCAAGTTCTAGTAAAAAGTCATCACGATAGTCACCAAACACCGGAGTTAAACTGCCGTCATGTCCCTGTATCACATTGATTGTGGTACGGTAGGTGTCATCCTCAACAATTTGTGGTAAGAATTTGGGATATAGACCCAACTTGGTGGGAGTTTCAGGAATGTAGTTTCCGTCGGTGTTGTATTCACGAATTTCTAATTTTGCGCCAATGGTCAATTCAACTGAATCGGATATGTATATAGCTGGTTTAGCTGGATCGAATGTGTAGTCGCGATCTTTTGTCAACAGCCGATTGTTCAAATAAACCAAGACTGCACGACTTTGTAGTAGTGTCTGATCGTAAATTGCACTGATCTTGTATTGTTTGCTTAACAAGGTCACAACAGTATACGCGGTACTTGTGTATTGTCCGTATGGTACCATGTCGCTGTAGTACCATGGAAACGAATTGTTTTTAACCTGATTAATGGTTGTTAAAATTTGGTCCACGCTGGCCGAAACATTGTTGTGATCTAGGCCTGACATTGTGGTTGCTAGCTCTACAAATTTGTTTTTAAATTTGGTATACTCACGGCGTGCATAGTCAACGCCGTTGACAAAATTTGCTTGATTGTCAATCAAGAACAAGCTGGCATATATTGTGGGTGCCGAGTGCTGCAGTAAATCGCCGCCTTGCAATTTAATGTTTAGATCTCTAAAATTGTGGATTCCAGGCGCTGCACCGTTTAACCCAAAACTGTTTTGGGCCAATGTGGTCATATGGTTACGTATTTGACCCAGTGTTATAGTGGGTAAACTTTGATTTTCACTGTTGTAATCCAAGTTACTTGGAATTTGATAATAGCCCAGTGTGCTGGTACTATCGCTATAAATCAAAATATCAATTTTGTCGCCAACTGCAAGAGTGGTCAAGATTTCCACAGCATTAATAGATTCAACTGTGGTCACACGATAGTTAGCGGTGTCTTGTAATACATTGTTTACAAATACTTTGATATAGGGAATGGTTGCTGCGGTATTGGGCAACACATCTATTTCAAAGTAGTTGGTTGTAGAAAAAGTATTGCTGATAATTTGATACTGTTTGGTATTTTCTTTTACAGTATTCCAAACATTCTCTTTAACAAAGTTATAACGATCTAGATTTTTTCTTATGTAACCTAGATTGATAGATTTTTTCACCAAAGACTTGCCAACTGTGTATTGGAACGTGTCAACATCAAAGTTATTGACAAAGCTGATGTCAGCAATGGTACCAGTGCCATTGCTATAGGCCAGTGGAAAACCCAATACAGTATCAGTAACACCGCTACCAACACCATAAGAAAAAATTGATGTTCCTGTGAAATTTGATGACAGGTAAGTACTGTAACTGTTATTGTTGTAGTCATAAGCATCAAATTGCGGTGCTTGATTTATTGCTGTTTTTTGTTGCGCCACATGCCATACGGTGCCATTATACCAATATGTGACACCGGCATTGCTGCCGCTGGTGGCCACTATGGTGTCAAATTCCAACAAGGAATCATCAGCATCAGGCGATACCAATAGTTGCAATTTGGGATTGCGATACAAAAATGCCGAGTCAGTTGCTGTGCCAGCTGAAACCAAAGTTAGTTCGGTATCGCTAGCAATTTCGGCCACAACACCGATAACTATACCCGAATCAGGTGAGTACAAACAACTACCTACTTGTAATTCGGCAACAAATGCGGTGTCAGTTCCGGTCACTGCAGTACCCACAACTGAAATGGTACCAGTGCCAGTGCCGTCATATATTGACTGATATGTTGGGTCGGGCTTAATGCCGTAGGCCACAACATACACTTGGCCACGTACCACCGGATCAATGTCATTGACAAATAAAACTCTATCACCAACGTTGAAAACAACATCACCCACAGTCAATTTATTGTAGTGTTCAACTTGGTTAAATGCATCTGTGATACTGGTGACGATTTGATCAACTGGACGTTTGCCAATTCTACCATTGTTAAACAATTGCAAGTTTGTTTCAAATTCAATGATGGGTCGTTTGGCTCGAGCGGTTTGATCAAACAATGGTACAGTACCATTGGCTGCAGCACTGGCAATAATGATGTCACTGTGGAACCAACGATTTCCTCGAGCCCATGCATTTAAATCCAAGCTACCACGATTGCAAACAAAATAGTCAGGTTGCAATACAGTTTCGCCTTCTTGTTTGACCTCAGGAGTCACCAGGCGGCTAAATTCAGTCAGAGTAATACCAGTCCCTACACCTTCAACAACAAAGGTGTTATTGGCGTACTGGGCTGGCATAGTGTTGCTGTCAAAAGTCACCAACATGCCATTAGAGAATACTACACCACTTGGGCTGGTGTAGCGTGGCTTGCCTAGGATAAATTCAGTGACATTGATAGCATCCAGTATTTCATCAACAATACGAATACGACCATACATGCCAGGATCGGCAGCATCTTGATAGTACAAGGTATCAAGCTGTGCAGTTAGGGCCGGCACCGGAATAAATTCATTGATGATGTCGTGATAGTATTCAATGTCGGCATGTGTGCGACCACTACGAACATATACTTTAGAATTAACTGGTATGTCTCTAACATACTGTAGAGTAAATCTATTGTCAACAAGATGCACACGCCAAACACCGCGGCGTTGATTTGCTGGGACTATGGAACCATCCTGTCTAGTCCATTCAGCATCATCGCCGTTGATGTTTAAAAATATAACCAACTTGTTAACTGGGCTGATGGTCATGCCATCTAGTCCGTTGTAATTTTGAACTACGTCTCCCCAATCAAGATTGTCAAGCGCAGCAAATGGAACATCGATGGCATAATCAAT